CAAAGACAATTGGAGAAAAGGTTCTATTGGTGATTGGGTTTTAGCTGATGATGGTTGTGTAATTCAGATATTACGAGAAGGTACAATGTTAAAACCTAAAGGTAAGAATAAAGAACAAAGATATATAGGCACATGTACAGGTACATTTATTGTGTCAGAAAAAACAAAGTTTGATACATCTAGACGAATTAATATATATAGTTTAGGTGGACATATAGAAAGAAACCAATTATTAGAAGATAGAGAAAATCTATCTAGTAAAGAACATTTATTTGTTCAGTATATGGCATCTGGTATGGACCCACGCCAAGCGTATTTAAAGGCGTTTCCTACCAAGAATCCAAATTACGCAGGAATGCGTGCTGGACAACTTGTAAAAACAACAAGGGTTAAAACAGCTATGAAAGAAGAGTTAAAACCAGTATTAGAAGAATTAGAAACAAAACTAAAAGCATTATTTAAACTTGCAGATATAATGGACTTAGAAGATAAAAATAAAACACAGGTTACACAGTTAACAGGTGCAGTTTTTCAAGGTTTTAGCAAGGACAAAATATTAGAAGCAGAAAGGCCAAAGGAAATAAAATGAAATTTATGGATAAATTAATAGACATGATTAAAGGTTCAGAAGAACAAGACTTTAATTTTGAATCTTATGGTAGAGGACAAACAAAAGAAATTTTTGATTTTGATTATGGTGAACAAAAAGGTGAATCTATAGAAGTAGATCAAATGGACTTTGATAGAAACAGACCACCTAACCCACTTGATTTAGGAGAAGATATAGAACCTTTAGTAATGGATGCTGATGGAAAACCTATACAAGAAGATGTACCAGCATTTTCAGCTAAAGGTATATTAGATAATGTATTCGGAGAAGGTACTCATCAAACACTAAAAGAGCTAGGCGATGAATATGGTGATGATGCTATTGCATTTGCATTAGGTAATGCGTTAGGAAGAAGAATGCTTACTAAGTATACACCTTCAACTAGAAGAATGCTTGACCCAAATGAAATATCAAGAAGATTGATTGATGAAGCTGTTGGTTTAAGAAAATATAGATTTAGACAGCCAATGGCTAGACCTGCAATGGGAAAAAAACAAATGCCAAAAATTGACAATCCACAACCTGATCCAAACATGAATGCTTTAGAAATGAGAAAGCTTATGAATTTACCTAGAGAAACAAGTGGTTTACCTAGAGAAAAAGGTTTTAGAAGAATGGCTATTGGTGTTAAAAAATTACCACTACCACTTGCAAAAGTTAAACGAAATAAACCTGTTAAATAATGAGTGATATAAATAAAATATTTCAGAAAGTAATTGAAATAGATGAACGAAAAAACAATAGTTTATCTAATGTTACTAAATCACTTATGGATTTAGAAATAGGTGAAATGGCAAGACAAGCAGCTGAAAGAGATATGTTTCCTGAAAGAGATGATTTAACACCTGTTAATATGTCTAATGAAAATTTTGCAGAAAAAACTTTTGATAATGATGTTAATGCAGGTTTAAAACTATTAGCTTCTGGTTATACTCCAGAAGAAGCTTTTTATGATTTAGAAAGAATAAATGATGGTTGGAGAGCGTTAGGTGGTGATAGGGTAGCAAATGCAGTTTATGCAGTACTAAGTGATACTGATACTATGGCAGCTGCTCGTAACAATGCAGAGTACAGAGGTGGTTGGGATGAAAGTACTGGTAAACCTATATTTGTGTATCCGCAATCAGAAATGTAATGGCAAATATAAATTCTAGAAATGTAAGCCAAGCAGAAGAAGAGTTACAACTAGCTCACAAAGATTTAATTGCATTTGGTAAATTATTTTTACATGAAGATTTTATGAGGAGTGAAACTCCTTTTTTTCATTATGAAGTTGCAGATGCATTAGGCAATAATGATTATAGACAGTTAGCGGTTATATTACCAAGAGGACATGGTAAGACTGTATTAACTAAATGTAATATTTTACATGATTTTGTTTTTGCAACTGAACCTTTATTTTATGGTTGGGTTGCAGCTAGTAGCAAAATATCAGTGCCTAACTTAGATTATATTAAATATCATTTAGAATTTAATGAAAGAATCAAATATTACTTTGGAGATTTAAAAGGTAGAAAATGGACAGAAGATGATATCGAGCTTAAAAACAATTGCAAACTTATTAGCAAGTCCAATCTATCTGGTATTCGTGGTGGTGCTAAGCTTCATAAGCGTTATGATCTTATTGTACTTGATGATTTTGAAGATGAGAATAACACAATTACATCAGAGAGTAGAGCCAAAATATCCAACCTCGTTACTGCTGTCGTCTTTCCTGCACTGGAACCGAAAACAGGTAGGTTAAGAATAAATGGAACACCAGTACATTTTGATTCTTTTATACAAAAGATATTAGTAGGATATGAACAAGCTAATAAAGAAAAAGAAGATTATAGTTGGAAAGTTATAACATATAAAGCTTTACAAAATGATGGAACACCTTTATGGCCTTCTTGGTTTGGTCATAAAGAAATGGAGAGAAAAAAGAAGTTTTACCAAGATAGTGGTACGCCACAAAAGTTTTATCAAGAGTACATGATGGAGGTACAAAGTGAAGAAGATTCAATATTTACTAGAGACCATATTAAATTTTGGGATGGACAGTTTACAAAAGATAAAGAATCTGATATTACGTATATTATCCCTAATGGCGATGATCCAAAACCATGCAGTATTTATGTCGGGGTTGACCCAGCAACAGATTCAGCTAGGCGTAATTCTGATTATAGTGTCATTATTGCTGTTGCTGTAACACCTGATAATAATATATATGTTCTTGATTATGTAAGAAATAGAACACTGCCTGTAATAGGAATACCAGGTATGAATCAAAAAGGTATAGTAGATTATATGTTTGATTATGCAAAATTTTATAAACCTACTTTATTTACAGTAGAAGATACTACTATGAGTAAGCCAGTGTTTCAAGCTATAAGAGCAGAAATGCGTAGAAGGAATGAATTTATAATACCTTTTAAAGAAGAAAAGCCTGGCAACAGAATGAGTAAAAGAGATAGAATACAAGAAATATTAGCACAACGTTTTTCTGTTGGGCAAGTGCACATTAAAAAAGAACACTACGATTTGCACAGAGAGATAGCAACATTTGGGCCACGTATGGCTCATGATGATACAATAGATGCTTTAGCTTATGCATGTAAGTATGCATATCCACCACAAGGTATGAAATCAGATAGAAGTGGTTGGAAGAAACATAAACCTAAAGCTAAAAACTGGGTAACAGCGTAGGAGAAGAAATGGCAAAGACACCAGCATGGCAAAGAAAAGAAGGTAAGAATCCTAGTGGAGGTTTAAATAGAAAAGGTATAGCATCTTATAGAGCTGCTAATCCTGGGTCTAAGCTATCTATGGCTGTGACTGAAAAAAAACCTAAAGGCAAAAGAGCTAGTAGAAGGAAATCATTTTGTGCAAGAATGTGCGGTATGAAAAAGAAACTAACTGGAAGTAAAACAGCTAATGATAGAAATTCAAGAATTAATAAAGCATTACGTAAATGGAATTGTAGATGCAGTTAGATGATATAATTAAAACATTAATTGAAGATTGGCTTATAGAAGATGTCAAAGATGATATTGATTTAAACATAGAAGATAAATGGGTTAAACCAGGAGAATAAATGGCTACAAAAATAAATAAAAGAGTAAGTGAAATTAGACAATTGTATAATCTTGCAAATAGTTGGACAAGAAAACAATGGGAAAATATAAACCAAAAAGGTTATGAGTTTGCACACGATGAACAATTAACTTACGAAGAAAAGAAAAGTTTAGAAGAACAAGGAATGCCTACATTTACAATAAACAGAATATTACCTGTTGTTGAAATGTTAAATTTTTATGCTACAGCTAACAACCCTAGATGGCAAGCTGTAGGTACAGAAGGTTCTGATGTAGATGTAGCCGCTGCTTTATCAGATCTATCTGATTATGTTTGGAATAATTCTAATGGTAGTAGTCTTTATAACAATGCTATTAATGATTGTGTTACAAAAGGTATAGGTTATATGCTTGTAACTGTAGACAAAGATGCAGACAATGGTTTAGGTGAAGTAGTATTACAACAACCAGAACCATTTGATTTGTATGTAGACCCTAAATCTAGAGATATGTTATTTACTGATGCTTCATTTATTATGATTAGAAAGTTACTTCCTAAATCTCATTTAATGAAAATATTCCCTGATCACAAAAGAAAGATAGCAAATGCTAGTAGTGATGAAGGGCAACAACGTACATATTCTGCTAGAGCTTTAGGAGATGATGATCAAAAACTATTTGCTTTTAATGATAGTACTGAACAAACTAGTTATGGTATAGAACCTGATGGTGAGATGGATTTAGTTGCTGAGTATTTTGAAATATATGAAAAAGTAAAAGTATCTTATATAAATCTATTTTACAGGATACCTCCCAATGAAGAAATGTTGCAATCAATACGAGAACAAGCTGAAGTAGCTGTAAAAGAAAAACAAGCTGAAATGCAAGTTGAATTTATAGAGCAGCAAAAAGTAATGCAGGAAGCTGTTGAGTCTGGTAAAATGCTACCAGAAAGATACCAGCTTGAAATTAAAAAAGTACAAGATATGATGGCTCAACAGATTCAAGTTATGCAACAACAAATTATAAGTCAGTTACAACAAGAAGCTTCTAAAGTTGAAAATACTATTGTATCTGAAAAAGAGTTTAAAAAACTTATGCAAGTAGAAGCTATCTCAGAAAATGTGATAGATAAAGTACAGTTCTATAGCACAAGAATTAAACAGACATGTTGTGTTGGTGATAAAATTATATATGAGTTTATTCTGCCAGAAACAGTTACTGAATATCCTGTTATACCATTTCATTATAAATGGACAGGTACACCATTTCCTATGAGTGCTGTTGCACCACTTATTGGTAAACAACAAGAGATTAACAAGGCACATCAACTTATGGTTCATAATGCATCGTTAGGTAGTAGCTTAAGATGGATGTATGAAGAAGGTTCTATTGATGCTGAAACTTGGGAAAAATATTCAAGTTCACCAGGTGCATTGTTACCTATTAGACCTGGAGTGACAGCTCCTACTGCAGTGCAACCTGCTCCTTTATCTAATGCATTCTTTACAATAGTACAACAAAGTAAAAGTGATATGGAGTATTTAGCTGGTATATATAGCTCAATGATGGGTGATACTAGAGGTGCAAGTGAAACATATAGAGGTATGCTTGCACTTGATGAGTATGGAACTCGTAGAATAAAACAATGGATGAATACATCTATTGAACCAGCTTTAAGGCAGTTAGGTATAGTATGCTTACAATTTTGTCAAGCAACATATACAGCCAATAAAAGATTTAGAATAATACAACCTAATGCTATACAAGAAGGAAAAGATCAAGAAATAAACATTCCTATCTATAATGATATGGGTGAAGCAATAGGTAAAAGTATGGATATATCATCTATGAAATATGATGTAAGAATTTTATCTGGTTCTACATTACCAATAAATAGATGGGCATACTTAGAAGAATTAAAACAATTAATGAGCATGGGTGTTATAGATGATGTAGCAGTCCTTGCTGAAACAGATATTAGGAATAAAGAAAAGATTGTTCAACGTAAGTCTTTATATTCTCAATTACAAGGTCAGATACAATCTTTATCACAAGCAATAAAAGATAAAGAAGGAACAATAGAGACATTAGAAAGACAACTTGTTCAAGCTGGTATTAAAGGAAAAGTAATGCAAGCTGATGTTGAAATAAACAAAAAGAAAGAACAAGTAAAAGCTAGTATGGAAAAAGAAAGTTCAAGAAATGAAGCAAAACTAAAAGTACTTTCTAATGTATTAGCCAATAATGTTGATTCTGTATCTAATGAAATGATCCGAAATGCACGAGCAATGGAGAGAGAAATTAGTCAAAATACAGAAAATAATAAAAAAAGCTTGGAAATGACATCTGAAAATGAATAAACTATAAACTAGAAAAAAGGAGTAATTATGAAAGACAACCAAGGTAACCCTGAAATAGGAATGCAAGCTGATAATTTTGATGAAGCTTCAACAAATCCTATGGATTCAGGCTCTGAGGACTTTTTTAATGAACTTGAAAGCCAAGTAAATGGCGGAATAACAGACACTGAGGCAACCCAAAGTCAAGAAGTGGCCCCTAAACAGGTAACCCACGCTAATAAAGACGATGGCTCCAAGAATGTGGCACAGTCGAATAATCGCACAGACTGGGAAAAAAGATATGCTGATAGTAGCAGAGAAGCGGTTAAATGGCGTGATAGATACAAACAAGTTGAACAGTTTGTACCTGTCTTAGATGCTATGAAAAATGATAGTGGACTTGTAGAACATGTTCGTAATTATTTGACACAAGGTGGAGCACCTGCAAAATCTATTCAAGAACAACTAGGTCTTGATGAAGATTTTATTTTTGATCAACAAGAAGCAATTACAGACCCTGATTCTGATAGTGCTAAATTAATGAATGCTCACGTTGACGGTTTAGTCCAACAAAGAGTAGGTCAGTTAGTAAGTCAAGAACAACAAAGGTCTTTAGAAGTAGCTGCTCAAAAAGAAAGGCAATCAGAAGAAATTGCATTTAAAAAGAAACATAATATGACTGAAGAGCAATTTGCTGATTTTAAAGCAAGAGCACAACAACATACTATGACTTTAGACGATGTAAACTTTATTTTAAATAAAGATAAAACTGCTGCTAATGTTGCTCAGAATACACAAAAAGAAATGCTCAACCAAATGAAAAATGTACGTAATATGCCTACATCTGCTAGTGGAGCTAACAGTCAAGGTGAAAAAGTTTCTGAAGATGGAAATGTCTTCAAAAGCATTTTAGGCTTTGACAGTAGCGTAGATAACTTGTTTGGGTAGATAATTTTTTTACTCTATCCGAACTTAATTTAAAACGTTAAGGAGATAAAATGGCGGATAGTAATATTATAGGCGGTAACGCTTTATATTCTGATCAAGATCATAGTGCTCTGACTGGATCGCAGTCTACAATTAATACTGGTGCGTTACGTAGAAAGTATAATTTTGGTGACTACATTTCAGAATTAGCACTCGCTCAGGATCCATTTTTTAGATTCGTGAGCATGGTTTCAAAAAAACCAACAGATGACCCTACATTCAAATTTACTGAACAAAGATCATCTTACTCAAAAAGATATGCATACATAGCGGCTTATAGTGAAGCTGCTTTAGCAGTTCCAGCAACTGATCCAGCATCTGATGCTGATACAAGTGCTGCAGCAACTGCAGGTTCAAGTGTGTATACTTTTAAATTTTATACTGATTATAATCATGAGGGTAATCTTCAAAATATAGTTGGTCAAACATGTAAGTATTATGCAGGTGTTGCAGGTACACAACCTAAATTCTTTATACCAGGACAAATTATTAAAGTCCCTATTAATGATGGTGGTGGTGCAGCTTTTACAGCAGCTTCGAATGATGCATATACTTTATGGAAAATAAACACTGTAGACTTAGATACAGCTAATTATGCAATAGTAAATGCTACATGCGTAAAAGGTTCTTCAGCTGTATTTACATTACCTGGTGGTTCTGATGTTGTAGGTTCTGCAATAGCTGCAAAATCTCAAGAAGATCTTGAACCATTCAAATGTTATGTAGTTGGTACAGCATTTGGTGTAGGTTCTGGTTATCCAGAAACTTGGGAAGATCAACCTTATAGTACTTCACATGGGCAAACTCAAATATTCAAAACTTCTGCAGTTATGAATAATACTGATAGAGCTACTGTGTTAAAGTACGAAGGTAATGAGTGGGCTCGTATTTGGAAAACTAAATTAATGGAGCATAAATTTGATATTGAGCAAGCAATGTTGTTTGGTACTCAAGCTACTACAGGTGGCGTGAATACTACACAAGGTGCTGTTGACTTTATTTCAACTTATGGTAACTCTTTTAATTTAGATCCTGCAGTTAAATCTCAAGATTCTTTCTTAGAAGACTTGTCAGCAATGTTAGACCCAAGATATAATAATGCTGGTTCAACTGTATTTTTCTGTTCTACAGCAATTTACAATTGGCTACATAAATTATCTGGATACTTTGCTAATAATTTAGGTACAGTTATACCAGGTAATGGAGCTTCTGCCCCATCATCATTAAATGCGGGTACTGATGCAGCAAATGCTACAGCTAGTTTTGCTATGAGTGATAAGAAAAAAGTATTTGGTGTAGATATTACAACCATTTCAACAATATATGGTGACATGAATGTGGCTAGAAATATCCACCTTGATGGTACTAATGTTAAAATGTTAGGTATCAACATGAAATATTGTGCTTATAGACCATTAGTTGGTAATGGTATCAATAGAGATACTTCAGTCTACGTAGGTGTACAAACACTAGAAAACTCTGGGGTCGACAGAAGAGTAGATCAAATATTAACAGAAGCGGGAATGGAATGGTGTTGTCCTGAAACTCACGCTATCTGGACATAAGGAGAATAATCATGGCAAATCCATTATATGGACAAAATAAAGCTGATTCATCTTTAAGTGAATTAATCTTTCAAAGTACAACTCCTACTGTTCATCAAAACTCAACTGACGCAGCTGATTTGTTTTCATATAGTATTCCAGCTAATAAATTAGAATCTGGAAATATTGTAAGAATCAAAGCGTTTGCAACAGTTACTGATAACAACAGTACGGAC